TGCAGTAACTCAGTTCCACAACATGATCAATATGAAGATGCAGTACATCGATCGTGACAAGAATAAGATTCAGGGTAAGTATCTTTTCACTCTAGACTGGCACGCCCCTGAGAGAAACATCCTAGATACCGCATATTCCGAAACTCCTGCCGAACATAAGTGCGGCCACGTAATTCTTCGCGACGACGGCAACTTTGCTATTCAGCCAAACAATCGCGTTCTTCTTTTTGAGCCATCTATGGTCACCAAAGCAGACGAAGGGCTTCTAATCCACCGCTTGGTAAACACCAATAAGTGGGATGTTGAGGATGCTTCCAAGTGGGTGACTGAAGACTCTAATAGCTACAACTATGAAGTCAAGAAAAGATCTACTAAAGAAAAGTAGCAGTATACTTTACTAATGGGTAAAAGTATTATGGAGCGACTCGCTGAGCTCCCGGAAGATGAACGTGCTTTGCTGCTAGCTGGCATGGATCCAGAAGCTCTTGTCTGGGACTGGTCTGTCTGGGGGCGTCCAGAACAGTTTGCCCCAGGGGGCGATGACTGGAACGTCTGGCTAGTTCTGGCTGGTCGTGGTTTCGGTAAGACTCGCCTAGCATCCGAGTGGGTGCGAGAGCAGGCCAAATACACTAATGAAGGTCAGCGTCGCTTTGCACTCGTTGCTCGTACTGCTGCCGACGTTCGTGACGTTATCGTTGAAGGTGAGTCGGGAATTATGAACGTTTCCCCTCCTTCAGAGAAGCCACTCTATGAGCCTTCGAAGCGTCGCTTAACTTGGCCCAACGGAAATACCGCCACACTCTTTACCGCTGATGAGCCGGACGGTCTGCGTGGTCCTCAGTTTACTCATGCATGGGGCGATGAGATTGCAGCTTGGCGTCAGACTCCTGACGCTGCAGGTATGACCGCCTTCGACAACCTTCGCGTTGGTACCCGTCTTGGCAAGAACCCTCAGATTCTCTGTACCACTACTCCTAAGCGTGTACCACTTCTTTACAAGCTAATCGAGGAGTCTCGCACAGACAAGCAGGGAGGCTCTAAGGTTGTAGTTACTCGCGGTTCAACAATGGACAACGCAGGTAACCTTTCAGGCGCGTACCTTGACACCATTATGGGCGTCTACGAAGGTACAACCCTTGCCCGCCAGGAGCTTTATGGTGAAATGCTCGACGACGTCGAAGGAGCATTGTGGAATGAAGAAATGGTTGAAGCTGCTAGAGAAATGGTTTACCCGCCGATTACTCCACTTCGTGTTATCGGCGTGGACCCTTCGGTTGCTGAAAATCCCCGTGACGAGTGTGGAATTGTGGTATGTGCGTCGACTGCCGAGCATGATCTCTATAAAAGAAACGCTTGGGTTCTTGAAGACGCTTCAGTTCATGGTTCCCCGGACACCTGGGCCCGTAAAGTTGTGGAAATGGCTCGTAAGTGGGGTTGTCCCGTCGTTGCCGAGGTTAATCAGGGAGGTGCTTTGGTTAGAAATGCTATCCTATCGATCGACCCGACAATCAAAGTACTTGAAGTCCACTCAAAGTACGGAAAAGCGCTCCGAGCGGAACCTGTAGTCCTCGCATATGAGCAGTCTCGTGTGCACCACGTCGGGTATCACCAAGATTTAGAGTCGCAAATGTATTCTTGGATCCCAGAAAGCTCTTCAAAGTCTCCTGACCGCGTGGACGCACTGGTCCATGCACTTACTGCGCTCCTAATTAAGCCACCACCAGGCTTCTCCGGCGGAAAAATCCGCGCAAAGAGCTTTGCAGATCGAAAATTGGGAGTTTCTAACCCAAATAGTCGACCAGCAGGAAAGATTTTTAGGGTAAGATAGTGAAAATACTCTTAGATAGATTTCCTTGCCACTTAGTTGCAATTGCACCGGGAAAAATTGACGATGTAACTACCCTTAGAAGCTTTAATCCTACCCCTGGGTCTACATATTTAGAGATAACGAGAGTGATAGTGACCGATGAAGTCGTCGTTGTGGCTAAAGACTCGCCGGAAGGGCCAAAAGTTGTATTTCAAGAGTCATACGAGACGTTTATTCCGTCTGAAACACCAGATAAAGACTCTTTTGTTGTCACTTCTTCGGGGAAAATGCTAGCTTTTAAAAAAGATAGGGGATGTGGATGCGGCTCTCGACTAAGAGGATGGAACGCGTACAAAACCATAACCTCGAATAGGGGGTAGCGATGAGTATTCCAAGGATATATGTGGCTATTCCAGCACTAAATGAGCCGGAAATGGTACATCTGACCATAAATAATGCACTAGCCCAGGCGGAGCGCCCCGAAAGAGTTTATTTTGGGGTTGCTTATCATTTTTCAGACGGAAATCCTGAAAAAATTTACCTACCGCGCACCGAGACAATAAGAATAATGCACGAAACTGGCTTGGGCGTAAGCATGACAAGAGTTATAGCTAATTCTCTACATTCTGGTCAGGAATATATTCTTCAAATAGATGCCCACATGCTTTTTCAAAAGAATTGGGACTCTTTATTGATTGATTACTACAAAAAAATTAAAAAACAGACTGATAAAAAAGTTGTAATAACTCAATACCCCCAAAAATTTGAACGAGACGCTGAGAAAAATATTTTGGGATACCCAGAGGGTGGAAACATCGAGGGATTAGAGAAAGGCATAAAGGGTACCCCTGCTGGCTGGAAGAAGCCAGCACTTATGGACATAGATATCCCTAGAGAAAACAACTCTATGCCTTTGACAGAGGAAGAAAACGCATTTTTTAGGGAAAACGGCTATGTTGAGCATTTATTTACACATGCCTCATTTATATTCAGTGAGCCAGATTTTCAAACCGAAGTTCCACCATATCCGTTGTACTACTATGCCGATGAGCAGCCGCTACTGACTCTAAGGGGCTGGACTAGGGGTTACAGATTTTATACAATCAAAGATCCAATCCTTTGGGGATACAATAAGCCAAGCGACCCCAATCTTCCGAAAGACGACAGATATAGGATAGAGCAGAGAATACTTAACAACGAGATTGATCAGCTTACGTCTCCCGAGGGTATCTATAAAGTCCGAGAGACGATGGGCCACAAGGAGGCTGTAGCATTTTTCTATGGTAGGGCATTTGGTATTGGAGGAGCCCCCTCTAGGGAGCCCTGGGAAGAATATATGGCAACTTTATCGGCCCGTTGGGTATAATCTAATTTAAAGAAAGTAGAGACATGGAAATTACTCTAATTAATTTTGTGGTCTTATGCCTTGGAGCATATAGGTTGACGCATTTGATCACTACAGACGCAATTGCAGATGGATTTAGACAAAAAGTCTGGAAGAAGTTCCCTACAGACACAAAAATTGGATATCTAATTACATGTAACTGGTGTACAGGCTTTTGGGTTTCATTGGCCTTCGTTGCCGGGGCATCAATTTTACCCCAACTAACCTTTGTGGTATCATTAGTCTTGGCTATTTCCGCAGCAATCGGGCTAATTTCAGCCTGGATTGAAAACAAATAGGTAGGAGCCGACTTTGGCTATTTTTAAAAAGGAACCGAACAAGACGAGCACTACTCGCCAAAATGTTCGTGCTTCCGCACCCAAAAACGCCACTCGCGTTGCTCCTGGTGTATCAATTGACTCTTTTGGCATCGTTTACGCCGAGCCACAGGCGTTCAACACTCCTCGTCCTCTAACTGCAGCAGCTGCTCAGGTAAATCTTCAGGACAAGGGTGAAGCAGAGCTATTCAAGGCTCGTCGGCAGTCTGCATCCACTGCATGGCAGACTGAAGCTTGGGAATACTACGACGCAATTGGCGAGATTAAGTATGCATTCAACTTAGTCGCGTCTGTTGTTTCTCGTATTCGTCTTTACACTGCTGCAATTGGAAATCCTGAAGAGGCTCCTGCACCAATTAAAGATGTTGACAAGATTGATCCACGACTTGCAGCAGCTGCCCAGCGGGCGCTCGACAGACTTAGCTCTGCATATGGTGGCCAAGCCGGTCTTCTTAAAGATGCTGCTCTAAATCTTCAGGTTGCGGGAGAATGCTATCTCGTGCAGCTGCCAGAGCGTATTGGTTCTGGACTCCCCGAAACTTGGGATGTTCGCTCAGTTGATGAACTACAAGTTGACCAGCGGGGTAACTACATTATTAATCCACGTCGCGATGTTGGCGGTGGTACAGCTTCAGTTATGTCTCAGGGCAGTAAGGAAGCTATCGCTCTCCCAAGCAAGGCTTTTGTTGGTCGCATATGGCGCTCACACCCTCGCTACACTCAAGAAGCTGACTCCAGCCTCCGTGGTCTCCTCGACCTTTGCGCCGAGCTCTTACTACTGAACAGGACATTCCGTGCGACTGCTCGTTCTCGCCTTAACGCTGGTGCACTTTATCTTCCAGACGGTCTTTCTGTCGCCGCTGCGCCGGATCCAGACTACCCTTATGACGAAGAAGGCAACTACAACGAGCAGTACAACCCAGACGAAGCTGCCGACGAATTCGAAGACCAACTAATCGATGCGATGACCACCCCGATTAAGGACGAGGACTCTGCGAGCGCCGTTGTTCCGCTAATCATTCGTGGTCCAGCAGAGCTTGGCGACAAGATTAAGCAGTTCAAGTTCGAGCGTTCCTTCGACCCAGCTCTTGCTCAGCGTGCAGACCGCGTACTAGAGCGCATCATGCAGGGTCTAGACGTCCCCAAAGACGTTGTAACGGGACTTGCGAACGTTAAGTACTCCAATGCTCTACAGATCGATGAAGCCCTCTACAAGGCGCACATCGAGCCTCTGATGCTACTTATCGTTGACGCGTTCACTGTTATGTACTTGCGTCCTTACTTGATCGCTAATGGTTATCCAGAAGATGAAGTAAAGAAGATTTGCATCTGGTACGACCCATCCTTAGTTGCCACTCGTAATGACCGTGCTGCAGATGCAGACGCTGGTTTTGATAAGATGGCAGTCAGCTACGACTCATGGCGTCGAGCACACGGATTCTCTGATGCAGATGCTCCGGACCCTAAAGAGCTAGCGCTTCGCTTGATTATCTCTAAGGGTATGGTCACCCCAGAGCTTACCGAAGCAATGCTTAATGCTGTTGCCCCAGAAATTATGGGACAGATTAGACAGCAGTCTATGGCTCAGGGTGGAGCTCCAATTCCTCCAGAAATTGACCAGTTACTACAGGGGCAGGCCCCTGCTGCAGAGACTCCAGCTCCAACCGAGCCTGGTACAGAGCCAGCGGCTCCTGCACCTCAGACGAGGGAGCAAGGTCCTCTAGAGCCTACACCACCACCACTAGCAGAACCAGAGGCGTAATATGCACCACCCAAACCCGGAAATGGCGGAGAAGCTGGCTCACTTGCTAGCCGATGTTG